CCGGGCTGGGTCAAGCACGTTATCAAGACTCACTCAACCGTCTGAGTCCCGTCCCGCCCAGCGGCGGAAGCCACTGGGTGGGAGCGGCGCTCCGAACGGAGTGAACGAAGAGAACGAAGGGAACGACCGTGATCTACGCACTGCCCAACCCGAACGCGTCACTCATGGACAACCTCGCCGGCCTATACGCACTGATCGCGATCGCGATCGTCGTACTGATCTGGCGGGCCATCCGTAAGCGTCAGAAGTAAGGGAGTGTAACGATGCTCAAGTTGTTTCAGCTCGCGATCGTCATCTCATTTCCGATCGCCGTCGTGATCGCGCTAGTCGTACACATCACGACACACTAGGACGAAACGCGCCGCAAGGCGCGTCCACCGGTGAGGCCGGTGCTGATGAGTCCGTCAGGATTGAGCGAATGAAGGGAACGCACATGTACTCGTATGAGCAGCGCCGCGAGGCCAACGAAGCGAGTCTCGTCAAGGCCGAGCACCACGCAGAGATCTGGGAGCAGCACGAGGTCGAACTCCTCGAAGAGGGTTGGGGCGATGATGAGGCCACCCTCCCCGAGATCGCCGAACTGCTGGGACGCACGATCGAGGCGTGTAGGCAGAAGCACTACGAACTCGCGAGGCAAGCCACGCGGGCCGGTCGCACCAAGCGGGCGAAGTCCACCAAGAACTCCCACTGGGACAAGGGCTGGACGTCGCTCGAGGACATGGGCTACTAGGACGAAACCGGCGGCGACGCCGGTCCGGGAGTGAGGCTCCCGCTGATGAGTCCAAGCGAACGGAGAGAATGATGGACGTCAAGCAGCAGGTTCACGACACGCTGTGGGGCTGCACGAACGTACCGAATCGTATGCCTGAGCACGAGATCGAAGACGTCATCAACGCACTCGTCGATCTGATCGACCGCATCGTCGAGGCGCACGTCGAGTCCGTCCCGATGTCGTTCGACGAGGCCGAGGCTCACGGCCTCGACGGAACGCTCAGGACGTAGGTTGGGAGGAGGCCGGCGACCGCGTCAGGTTGCCGGCCTTCGCCGTGTCCTGGTACAATGAGATCGAAGGAGGTGCACGATGAAGACCTGGTACGTGGAGGTGGAGAAGATCTGTTCGTACGGCAGCGAGGTCACCGCGGAGTCTGAGGAGGACGCGCAAGACCAGGTGATCAAGTGGGCGGGCGGTGACCCGCGCGACTGGAAGATCACCGAATCACACGAGGTCGAGCGGCACGGCGCGACCGGGACGGACGAGCCCGGCGCTATGATCATGGACGACGGCGCGGTGACCGACGCACTCTGTTGACATCGCCACACCACTGTGGTACGGTCAACCTGTAAGATGATGTTGAGACGATCGAACGGAGAGAATGATGAACGACATCGACCAGAGCTTTACCACTCGCGAGGTCCCGTGGATGAAGCTCGGTGCACTGGCCGACGAGCCCAAGACCGCGGTCGACGCGGCCGAGGCCGCCGGCCTGAACTTTAAGGTCACCGAGCAGCCGATCTACTTCGCCACGAAGAAGGACGGCGCACCGCCCAAGTTCACCAAGATCGAGACACGCAAGGCACTCGTTCACGAAGACGGCACGTGGCTCAGCGTCGTCAGCAAGTCGTACCCGGTCGTCCAGTACGGCGAGGCATTCGACTTCATGGACGCCCTCTCCCCGCGGTTCGTCGCGGCGGGTAGCCTCCGCAAGGGTCGGCAGGGGTTCATGGTCGTCAGGGCACCTGAGAGCATCTCGTTCGGCGTCCTCGACGGTACCGACCCGGCCGACCTGTTCATGGTCCTGCGGACGAGCCACGACTGCTCGCGAGCGGTCGAGGTGATGGCCATGCCGCTTCGTGGCCGCTGCATGAATCAGCTGACACTGACCTCCTTCCGCAAGGACGTCAAGCACCGCTGGGTGGTCACGCACACCGGCGACGTGAAGAGCAAGCTCGCGGCGGCACAGGACTCCGTGGTCCGTCTCGATCGCTACGCCACGGCGTTCCTTGCGAACGCCGAGCGCCTGGCGGAGATCAAGGTCACCGACGACACCGCCCAGTCCATCCTGATGCGGGTGCTGCCCGATCGGCCAAAGCGTCCCGTGGTCGTCGAGAAGATCATTACCAACTGGCACGGCCGCGAGACGGTCGGCTACGACGGCACGGGGTGGGGACTCGTCAACGCGACGTCCGAGTACTTCGAGTGGGACCGCGTCGGCGGCTCCCCGGAGTCGCGGTTCCTGGCCGCGCTTCAGGGCCAAACGCACAGCGCGATCAACCGCGTCGCCGCGGCGCTTCTCACGCGGTCGTAAGATCTACACCCAGCGCAGGCGGACCACTCTCGGCCGGGTGGTCCGCCTGTTTACATCCAAGTCACGGCCTGGTACGATGATCCCAGCGAACGCAGCGAACGAGAGGAACCGAGATGACCGAGCCGATCAACGGCGACCGCGCCAAGCTGATCCAGAAGCTTCTCGCCAAGGCCGAGGCGCAGGGCACCACTCCCGAAGAGCGAGAGTCCTTCATGGCGAAGGCCTCACAGCTTATGATCAAGTGGGGCGTCGACGACGCGATGCTCGCCGCGTCCGGTCGCATCGCAACCGAGAAGATCGTCCAGGTGATGATCACCTCGGACGCGCCCAAGTCCTACTCCTACGAGATGACGCTCGTCGGCGTCAAGGTCGCGAACGCACTGGGCTGCCGCGGACTTCTGCAGCGCACCCGTGACGGACGGACCAACCTGCTGGTCGTCGGCTTCGAGTCGGACGTCGACCGGGTGCGTCAGATGTTCCAGTCACTCGCGCTCCAGTGCACGCTCGAGCTGGGTCCGTGGTTCCGATACTGGCTCGCGAACGACTCATTCGCCACGTACGCAAACGGCACGGACAAGTTCAACGCGAAGCGGTCGTTCATCCGCGGCTTCGCGGACGGCGTCAGCACTAAGATGCGCCGCGCCAAGGAGGAGGTCATGAAGACCGCGACTCCCGGCACGGACCTCGTACTGGTCGACCGCGGCAAGAAGATCGACGAGTACATCGACGACAGCATGAGTCTCGGTAAGGCGCGCGGTCGCAGGTACCAGACCGACGGGCACGGCGCCGGGCACCAGGCCGGCCTCCGGGCCGACGTGGGCGGCGGCGGCGCCGTCGGTGGCTCCCGGACACAGATCGGAGGGTGACCGTGGACAGACTTGAGGCCAACTACCGGCGCTGGATGGACGAGGCCGAGGCGTGGGATAGGAAGCGCGACGCTCGCGCGGCCGCGATCAAGAAGCGCGTGCAGGAAGAGTACGTACAGCGTCTGGCGATCGGGCACGAGATGTCCAACAAGAGCCTCGCGACCGACCAGAAGATCGCGATCGACACGGACCCGTGGATCAAGGACTACGATGTCCTACGCGACCGCGCACTGGCTCGCGCCGCCGCGTACGGCATCGGCCGCGTCTTGAACCTGCTGGGCGGCTGAGGACGGTGATCACGATGCATCGCGATGACACGGAGTGGCAGCGCTGGGCAGAGTGTCGCGGCATCAGCCGCGACCGCTTCTTCCCAGAGTACGACTGGGCTGTCGACCCGGCGATCATCGCGATGTGCGACCGCTGCCCCGTCCGTGAGGCCTGCCTCGAGTTCGCACTTAACACGGACCAGGAGTTCGGGATCTGGGGCGGCCTCACGGAGTGGCAGCGCCAGCAGATCACAATGACGCGTAGTCGCGTGCGCTGTCCCGACTGTCGGAGCAGTAGCGTCATCGAGGAGGGGCGGTTCGAGGTCTGCCTCAGTTGCGGACTAAGCTGGCCGGTATAGAGATCCAACCACATCCCGGGAGGACCGTCAGGTCCTCCCGGTGGCACGTTCGGGCACGGGCCGTTGGTCGACTACGCAGGCTGTTTGATCTTCTTAGCGCCGAGTGGTCCCCGCTCGATCGCCAGCGCCTCGGTCCACGCCTCCCACCACTTCCACGCGGTGTTCTCAATGGTCAACTTGGAGACGGCGTCGCGACCGGACTCGATCATCTCGGCGCGCAGCGTCTCGTTGTCAAGTAGTGACCGCACGTGGCGGTACCACTGCCGCGGATTATCAGCGAGTAGTCCGACACCCAGGTCGTGGATGCGCCGGTACTCCGCCCGTGGCGACCCGACGCACGGCACACCCAGTGCGGCGTACTCCAGCATCTTGAGCCACGACTTCGCCGCGTTGAACCGCGTGTCGTTGAGCGGTGCGATACCGACCTGCAGTCGACTAAGCTCGTGCGGCCACTGCCCGATCGGCACGGGTCCCGTGGTGATGGCGTCCTGGTCCAGACTGAAGGCCTGCTTCGTACCCCACGGCGGACCTACGATCTTGAACTTGTAGCCCGCACGCTGGATCTGACCCATCGAGTTGCCCGTGACCTGTGGGTCGTCCGGGTGCGAGTGAAGTGAGCCGCCCCAGCCGGCAACGCCCTCTTGCGGTCGCGGTGGGATATCGAGCATGATCTTCGGCACGGCATTGTGAAGCACGCGCCCGCGGCCGTGTCTCGCGTACCTGCGTAGAAGCGCGTCGGTCGACACGGTCACCATCGTCACGTTGTCACAGATCGTGAGTGCACTGTTCCAGTCGTACTCGTCGCTCTTGCGACCCGTCTTACCCGGATGGAGCGCCGCCCACGCTGGGTTGTACTGATGGATCGCACTCATGTCGTCGTCGATGTCGACGACCACAGCGATGCCATTCTGCCGTAGGATCTTGATGCCTTCGATCATCGTCTTCGACGTGACGCGCTGAAACACGAGGACGTCAGCGTCCTGAGGCGCGATCATCGCGACGAGTCTACCGTCACCGTCGAGACCACCGCTGATCTTTTTACCCGACTGCGGGTGCACGATCCGTACGTCGTGCCCCATCGCGATGAGTTGCTTTGCCGGCCAGATGAGGCGGTAGTAGCCGCAGCCCATGAGGTCCGCTGGGTAGACGTAGACGATCACGCCGCACCGGGCCAGCGAATTCCACCGCGACGAACCGCGATCGTAGGCAGGTCGAGAAGATGATCCTCCGCGACGTCGATCTCACCGAGCCACAACATCGTCGCGATCCACTGTAGGTCGACCTCGCGCAGACCTACCGGCCACCTCTCAGGCTCTACCAGCGTGACATACTCGTATGTGACCTCAGACGGTGCGCACCAGCCACCACTCACCAAGACCGTCACTTCGCATCACCCTGTCCCGCACGACCCGAGGTGTTCCCGCCGTGGTGCTCCCAGTACCACGTCTGGTCCGGTATGTGGTAGATCTTGCCGAGTCGGTTGCACTCGAGGGTGAAGTTCCAGTCCTCACCCACGCGGTGACCGTCTGGGAACGTCTGCTCGTCCTCCGGCGCCCAGAACCCGACCTCCTTGGCCAACTCTGTACGCACGAGCATTGTGATGGTCGTCTGACGTGGTTCGGCCGGATTCCACGGCGCCCAGCGGTGGCCGGGCGGGAACACCGGATCAACCTCACCGAGTGACTTACCGAGACGTATGAGTTCGTACCACGAGTACACGTAGTCGGCGCCCGACTCCTCCTGCGCCTGCACGAGACGTATGAGGTGATGTGGCATGAAGTGGTCGTCGCTATCGAGGAACGCCGTCCACTCGGCCGTGTTCATCTCGAGCGCCCGCTGCCGCGCGTAGGGCACGCCCTTACGTTCCACGTCGTTGAAGACGCAGAGCTCGGTCGGCATGTACGTCTGCTGCGCGACCGAGTTGATCGCGCGCATGAGCATCCCGTTAGTGAAGCGACGCGTGTGCGTCGGGATCACGACACCGATGTTCACACCGTACTCCTCGCCGTCCACAGCTGATACTCGTACGTCCAGCCCTCTCCCGTCAGGAGATGCATCTTACGTTCCTCGAACCCGGCGCACGCGAGCATGTCGTCCACGTCTATCGCGTCGAACGACCAGTAGTGCTCGTAGTTGCCGTAGTGACTCGGTTCGTCGTGCGGACACGACAGCACGAGCCAGCGCGTCTTCTCAGCGATGCGTTCGAGCGTCGTCCACGGCGCCTCGAGATGCTCGATCGTCTCCGTACAGATGAAGAGATCGACCAGACTAGGATGAAGATTGAGATCGGCATTGATGTCGCCATCGGACGTATGAAGAGACGTCAGACCAATGAGCCCACGGGCGATCGCGCGGTCGCCCGCTGAGAAGTCGGCGGCGCTCTTAAGCTGGTTGACCTCGATAAGTGTGTTTACGATGTCCACCGTCTGACGTACCCGCTCCACGTGCTCGGGCCAGCGCGTGTGGTCGTACTCACCGCCGTAGATCTCGGCGAGTCTCTCCGGAGTGTAGAACCTTCGCAACTTCCTCATGCGGACACCGCCCTCACGACCTGAAACATCCCACCCGCTGTGACGTGATCGACGACGTGAAAACCGGCGGACTCGATCATCTCGCGGTAGCCGGGCTGGTCCCACGCCCACGCGTGACACTCGTCGTGTGAACCGGCGTGTTCCGTGTAGGGCGATGACGCAACGAGATTCGCATCACGCTCACGTACGCGACGAAGCATGCCGTGTGGATCGGTGAGATGCTCGAGAACCTCGGTCATTACGTACACCTCGGCGTAGGTCACGCTATCCCAGTCGCAGACGAAATCACCGAATGTGCAGACGTCCCACACACCGCGAGCCTCCCAGCCCGCGACGTTACTAGGCTGGAAGTCCTCACCCCACGCGTTGATTCCAAGTGCACGTAACGCAGCGACGAGTCCACCATCTCCACATCCGAGGTCGACGACAAACGAGTCACGTTCCGGCATCGCACGCTGCACGAAGTCCAGCGCATACGCAAGACGTTCACGGTGCGCTCCCTGCTCCCAGTGGGGAGCACGCTCACGGTGCTCGTGGAACGCCTCCGTGCTGACGTGTGCCACGTTTCCGTCGAAGAGCTTCCACTCAGTCACTTAGCACCTTCTCCACGTCGGCCTCGAAGTGTGTCGCCATGTACTCAGTAAACGCGGCGTGATCGTTCGCGTACATCTCACCGGAGTTGACCTCCAGATACCGGTCGTCCCACTCTGCCTTCCCGGCGATCGGGTGCATGTGTTCAATGACGACGTCGTTCAGGTAGGCGATGCCGACGCGCTCACCCAGCTGCTTCCAGAAGTTGTCCGCGTAGAGGTGAATGAGTCCGGGTGGTGCCATGTAGCCGAGTGTGGTGATGATCCGGCTGGGCAGCGCGACCTGCGTTGGCAGGTTAGGACCTTGTAGCAGGTCATTGGCGTACGTGATCCTTTGGCGACCGGCGTCTTCGATCCACACGTCCCAATCGAGAGTGCGCGGTCGGTGATCGTCGCCCATGAAGCCAATGACACTGTGGCTTCGCGCGTAGTACGTTGCCCAGTGATTGAGTGTGCCGATCATCCGCATGCGCGGTACGATCCGCCACGACACCCAGTAGCGCGGATCATCGAGGATCTTCACATAGTCGTCGAGCGTCGGGTCATCCTCATCGAGTGCAACACATAGCAACGCAGAGCGACGCGTGGTCTCCCACGCATCGA